GAGGCGACTTGTTAATTGTAGTTCCTGATGATATGTCGCCACCGTTTATATCAACGGTGTTCAGAACAGGGGCAGTTAGAGTTTTGTTGGTTAAGGTCTGCGACCCACTCAATGTTGCAACAGTAGAATCTATTGCAAAAGTTATAGCGTTACCACTTCCTGATGTATCAATCCCTGTTCCGCCTGTGAAGGTAAGTGTTTCGCTGTCTAAATCTATACTTAATGCACCACCAGAATCACCTTGAAAGTCTAGGTCTTGTGCTGTTAATTGTGCATCTACATATGCTTTGATTGATTGTTGTGTAGCTAAAGATGTGTTGCTATTGCTACCTAAGTTATCTTCGTCTAATACTTGCGTAACTGCCGCACCACCTGCAATGAATTGTAGTGTTTTGAGTTTGGTTACAAGTGA